TAATACAAATCATCAAAATATGGAGACTCCGAATATGAATAAACTAAATTTGCAGGATCAACATATTCTAATTTTATACCTTCAGCCGTATTAAATGAATTTTTTACTGCACCCATTCCAACAACAGCTATATCATAATCTACTCTTCTTTTTAATAAGTCATATTTATTTAAACTAAATACATTATTTATTGCTTGTTCTTGTGCAATTTCTATACTTTGTTTATAGCTTAATTGCATATGTACTTGCAATTCTTCTTCATCATCTGGTATATTTTGTTGTTCATTAAAAAGTGTATTTACTCCTAAATTTTGTTGTATTTTTTTTGCAAAATCAGAAGCATACATATCATTTAATAAATTTTCTACAAACTCTGTTCTTCTTTTAGTAGCTACAGGGTCAACAGAATATGCTTTTAAATCATAAGTCCTATTAGAAATACCATTAACAACTATGTCTACAAACTTAGGTACAATAGGTACCGGTTTCCAATCTAAGTTTAAATAAGATAAATCCCCATTAATAGATAATTCATCTTTATATTTTTGTATACTTTGTTCTCCCCTAGCATATAATCTTAGTCTATGAAAATTATCTCTGTTAGCAAAATATCTAGTACTTCCTGAATCTTTTTTAAACCATTCAGCTTCTATAGCTTTAGCTACCTGCATTCCATATTTGGAATCTGCTTTCTCAACATCAGGAACAGCCTGACTAGGAAAAATACCATGTTTAAATGTTTGTGCCATTTATTGTATTATTTTTGAAAAATTTCCTTTATTGTTATATTTAGCAAAGCTAAAATTAACTTTATCTTGTAATTCTATTTGTGGTCTTGGGGTATATAAATTTTTATTGCAAGCCATAATAGCTAAACCTGAACTAATAGCCGCATCAAATTTTGTTCTTTTATTTATATCAAACTTAGCCCAGTCTGTTAATGTAGTATTAAAATATATATCCCCGTAGTCCCCAGTAGGTTTAACACCTACATAATTACTAATATAAGTTTCAATTGCAGCAGCGTGTGCTTGCCTTATATCTTCACTTGAGTTTGGTATACCACCTATTTCTTTTTCAGCAACAGATAATTTGTTCCAAACTTTATCAGGTCTATTCATTGAATAACCTCTATAGCCTCTTCGTTTTAAATAATATAACAATCTAGGTTTATTATTTTCACATAATAAAGGCATACCATAAAATACTAATGCCATTAACACATCTTCAAAAAACATTTCAGCCGTAGCTGGCCTAGCTATATATTCTAAAAAAAACTTATTAGCAGGAGCTTCTTCCATACTAAATTTTGTAAGACCATGTAAAGCACCTTTAGATCCTTTACCATCTGTTGTACCGGATATATCATAACTATCACAACCAAAAGCTCCAATATGATCATTGCCAGGATATTTAATTCCATTTTTTGTTATTATTCTATTTTGCAAGTTACTAGGTAAAACCCAGCTAACATTAAATCTACCATTTAAATTAGGTACAAATTGTACTTGGGTATCTTTAATTCCGTTTTGCCATTGAAAACTTCCACGAGTAATAACAGCATCATATCTAGCTTCTTCATTATAATCAATCTGTTCGTAAATCTTAGCAAGATTAAATATACTGTTTTTAGTTTCATCTCTAAACGCATGCTCTTCTGTTCTTGGAAATTGTCTATAAAATTCATTTAATCCGTCTTGATCTCCTTTTAACCCTGCAACTTCGTTTTCCCAGTGTTCGATAACACCGACATCAATGTACTGGTCGTAATTATCTTTGACCTCTTCTTTAGGTGTTTCGAATACAGGTAATCCATAAGAATCAATGAATCCCTCGAAGTTCCATTCCATAGGTATGAACAAACTATATAATCCCGAGCGAGTCTGTCCATTGCGGTTTCTTTTTGTAACGTCTGAATCATTATATAGTTTTTTAAAGTTTTCACCTCCTTTATCTAATGAGTTACTTGTTGAACCCATCATACATTTTCCTATTACTCTACTACCTAATCTTAACGTGGTTTTCGTGACTCTCCAGTTGTTGAGGATGTTCTCGGGCCTCTCCCATTTGCCGGCTTCGTCGTGGACAAGGAGGGAAAGTTTTTCACCGTCGTAGGAGTTATCACCCGTGTTTTTCCAGTCGATGGTGGTGTCCAAACCCGCGAGCTCCGCGGTCCTTTCGTTCGAGAGTATTTTACGTCTGGTAAATTTACTTGCGGGTACACGGTAGGCCAACTCGGTTTTCGGACGATCCATACCGTCTTGTATGGGTTTAAAAAAGAACGGGTAATTAATGGATATTGGTACCACCTTGTCTGTGAACATCTTTTTAGCATCAGCACCGGACTTTGATAATATACCGAACCTAGAGTCAGAGGATATGGTTGCCATATTGACTGCCTCGCTGGATGCCATAAATGAAAATCCAGAACGCCTATTCTTGAGGTAACACATTCCATAGGATCGTACGTCAGCTTTGCAAGCCTCCCAGAATAAGTAGAAAAGTCTATTTGCTTCCCTGTAGTCTGGAGCGCCCACGTCGATTTTAGTCCACTGCAAGTACATGTAATGAGTGCCAGTAATGTAAGTAGGAACACCCTTGTTGTAAAACCAATGGCCTTCCTCGCGTTTGGTAAATTCTGTATCAATGTAAACATGCCACTTATTTTTAAAGTCAGCAGGTAAATCTTTCCAATCAAATATAGTTTTTATTCTATCTAACTCTTTAGGATATTCTTTTTTTACCCACTTATTATCTTCTTTTTTAAGATCTTTTGGTTTTGGTGGTAAAGCTATTTTTAAATTTTGTATGCTATACACCTCACCTATCTGCCCAGTCTTACTAATTACAATAACGTCATTTTCTTTATTATAACCGTATTTCCACTTTTTTGCTTTATTAAGCCGTTTAATTGTGTTTATTTTTATAGGCTCTATAATACTATATAATGATTGTTTATACATTACTTAGATCTTCTTTCTGCAAATCCTTTAAAAGATTCTATTTTGTTATCTAAAGGTTTATTTTCTAATAAAGCTTTTTCTTCTTCAATACGACTTAGTATTTCAAATGCATCAAATATTGCTAACTTTTTAGTAGCAGCCGCATTTTTTAATCTATCTGCCGCAACATCTTCTTCTGAATCAACAATAGGTTCTTTTGCAACTTTAATTAATTCTTCAACTGCTTGCTGCCCAGCTTGGATTATATTCTTTTTCGTTTCCTTGACGTTCATACTTAATAGATATTGAATTAGTTGGTACTCTATATAATCTTTCACCATCAATAATAAATTCGTATTCACTACTGGGTGTAAATCCAACTAAATCTTCTTTATGTATATCTTTAAGATTTTTATCAACGTATTTTATAATACCTCTCAAAGGTATTTCTTTTTCATTTAATAATACATTATTAGATACAATTGGTTTAACAAAACAATAACCATCAGGAGTTATCCATTTATTATTTTGTTTATATAAAAATATTTGATCGGGTCTTACAAAGTATTTATTTTCTTTATAATAAGCTCTACCATTTTTTTCAACGCCTCTTACATCATACCATCTTCTAAAAACATTATGATGAACAATAACTTCATCACCTATTTTTATATTTGTTTTTTCGGCTTTTGGTAACCCTAATACAATACCGTTTCTGCTAACATACTGATGATTAGAAATTTCTGAATTTAACAGAAGCTCTGATCCATCAATTTGTTTTGTATTGTTATATCTTTTATTTTTAGGTTTGATTATAAAATCAAAAATGCTTTGCATTAATATTCTAAATTATATTCTACAGCTATAGCCATATTTTTGTTAAAGTCTTTCCATGGTAAAACATTTCCTTCCTTTTTTATAAATATTGAAAACTTACTTTTGCTTTCAACTATATCGCATATGATATGATTTCCATAAACTTCTTGACCTACAGAATAGTGCATTGCATCATTTTTGTAATCTCTGCCTATACTTATTTTTCTTACGAGTGACATGTTATTCAACTATATTACTTTCTAATTTTCCAGTTTGTAAATTTACTTTTACGTCACCGTACTTTTCTTTTAATTCATTTTGGAATACAGATAGGTCGTTTTGAATTTGACTTAAAGCGTGTAATACTCCATGCTTTTGAATTTCTAATTGACCTAAGTCTCTGGTTCCGTTATTTATTTGTGAAACAAATTTTTGTATTTGTTCTAATTCGTTTTTGGTTACTTTTTTTGCCATAATATTTAATTTAATTATTTTCTTTTAGGTGCTGCATCTACAAACCACCCTTTATATTTTTCTCTTTTATCGTATATGTAATCTATATACTTATCAACTTTTTCTTGCCAATTTATATCTATTTCAGGATTAATAATACCTGATTTGTAATTTGAAAATGTTTTATTAACATAATCTTTAGCGTTATTTTGATTATATAATAAATGATTATTAATACAATAAAATGAACCTCTTTGTATATTATTCCATACATCTATTGGTTCAGTATGCTTATTCATAACAACGCTATATACACAGCTTTCGCTAATATGTGTTGTATAAACACCTTTAGCTTTTTGTAAATAATAATACATATTTATATTTCTTGGTAGTATATTATCTTCGCCAAAAAAATCTTTTAATTCACCTATTATTTGATGTGTTGTAATTGGGTGAGGTTTAAAATATACATTATTACCGTGTTTATTTCTTATATGTTTTAATCTATTTAAACATACATTTTCTCTAACCTTGTTAGATCCCGGTAAAACTACTAAGTAATCTTTAGGCTCGTATTTTTTAAAAGCCTCTTCATCTCTATCACTATACTTATTAGCATTGTTATCTACAACTCTATTAATTAACCAAGAAGAGTAATCAACAATTTCTTCACTGCTAGGTTTAGCAGCGTCTATCATTTGTTCGTTTCTTAATTTATAGTTTAATGGTTGTAAGTAAAAACAACCAGCATATTCAGTATATGCAAGTGTTTTAAAGTAAGGCATTTCTTCTGCCATAACATCGTAACTAGACTCTAAATTTCTTTCGCTAGCTTTTCTAATTACATAACCTTCAACTTGTTCTAAGTTATATAATTTACGATCTTTTTTTAAAGGGCCTATTCTTTTATCTAGCTCCTTTTTATTAAACATTTCCATAAAATTAAATTTAAATTTTGTATATTATATTTATTACATGCTTTTATGTAATACTAACTTCTTGGGTGATTCACCCTTGTACCCGGTTGATTAGCTGTTGTTGACGGATCATACCAAGTTGTTATAGTATTAAACGTCGTAGTAAAGCTAGTTGTATAAGTTGTTACTGTATTATACACTGTTGTGGTGCTTTTACTTGTGCTAAAAGTAGTTACTGTACTTGTACTAGTATTATAATTTGTTGATGTTGCTTTAGATGTACTAAATGTAGTAACTGTTGACGTGCT